TCATCTTTTACGGTAAGGAAGATTAACAATTCCCCCGGGGCGTTTCTGCCTTTGGGTAGTATTGGCCCATTTGCCTATTGCGTCAATTTGAGCATTAATTTCTTTCAACCCCTGGGTTAATTCCTCTTTCAATCCATTGACGGCACGTTTTGTTGCCAGTCCTAATTCCTGAAGCTTGGCAACGTAGAGCTTGCCTAATTCCCTCATCTCAGCTTCATCAATGTTTCCATCCGCGGCTGCGGCTTCAATATTTTTACGTATGGCATCAAGCGCCTTGTTGGCCAGGTCTGACTGCTGGGGGCTAGATCTTTTGCCCGTTTTCATGAGCAATCCCTGTACAAAAGTTCTAGACGCATCTTTAGCATCTTTCTGCTGTTCCCGCTGAAGCTTCTTCAATTCCCGGTCCCGCTCTTTCTCAAGCTTTTCCTGGGCCTTCTTGGCTTCCTGAGCTTCCTTTTTGTCGGCCCGCTTGTTGAACAAGTCGATATTGGCTGAATTGAGCCGGTCTTGCGTCCTGATGCTCCGCTCCTGATCAACAATGTTGCGTTCATAGGCCCCCATAATATCCCCTATCCTCCCGGCTTCTTCTCTGGCATCGGCAAGTTTGTCCGCAAGTTCTTTTGCCTTGCTGTTCTGGTCTTCCAGGGCTTTTTGATATTCTCCGGTTCGGCTGGTTACATCTGTTCCTTTCTGATAGGATGGTTCAAAGTTCACGCCGGATTGGCGGAACAAGTCCCGGAGTTCATCTATTCTGATAGTAGCGGCGTTGCCCTCACTTTGAGCTGCATCACGAGCTGCCAGAATGCGTTGTTGCTCAGCTTGGAGTTTCGATATTTCATTCTCTGTTCTTTTGTATTTATTAATTTTAGTAAATGGGTCTTTTAAAATAGATTCATTTTTTTCTATATTGTCTTTTACTTTTTTAAGTTTTCTGTTACTCGCATTAATCCGTTCCTGGGCTTTGAACTGTTGCTGGAACAGTCTTTCAACCTCCTGGAGGGAGGGCATCTGTCCCTGAATGAACTTCATATCAAAGTCCTTATCTTGCAAACGGTCACGGTTTTGAACGGCCGTGTCCAGCTGTCTTCCATAGTCCATGAATTCCTTCTGCGCTACTTCCAGATCCCGGCGGCGTATCTTGTCGTCAAGATTCTGGTCAATCATTATCATGCCGTAGTCCCGCTGACGTTTGGTGATTTTGCCGTCTTCAAAGTCATTGTCCAACTTCACGCGGGCAAGCTCGGCTTCCTGCGTGTCAATCCCCTTCTGGCGGGCGGCTTCCTCCCTTCTCAACTGGATTTGCCGCTCAATTTCCTGGGTCTGCAAACGGTATTCCGCCGTAATGCCCTTGATGAAGTCCTCGAACCCTTTGTTGATTTCCTGCGTCCGATCGGCTTTGTTATAGTCCTGGATGGCTTCATAACTCTTTTTGATAGATTCGGCAGCATCCCTGGCACGTTTTTTCATCCTTTCGGTTGCCTGTTCCGCCTGCCGCTCCAATTCGTCGCTTTTGGTCTTGAAGTGGTCAATCAAAGCGGTAATGCCGGCGGTCAGCCCCTGGATCAGCAGCATGGCCCAGCCCAACGGCCCCATCGCCGTTTTGATGGTGGTTCCGAATAAATGAATGAACGGGATCGCCCCGCGGAGGGCGCTGGACATGCCCAGGATGCGCGTTGCCGCTATGGTAATCTGCCCCGCCAGCCCCTTGACCTGCGTGGAAGTGAGTTCTCCGGCATCCCCGGCCGTCTTGATGCGCCGTCCCAAGTCCTGGATATTCTTCAGGGCGTCCGCCTGGGCCACGTTGTCCCCGGCCTTCCGGGCTTCTTCCAACTTGGCAATGTAGGATTCCAGTTCGGCCTGCAGTTCCTCATAGGTGGCGGAGGCGCGGCGGTTGTTGGCTTCCAGCCGTTCCACCGTGGCGGCGGCGGCCTGCTGCTTCCGGGCCTCCGCAGCTTCCGCCTTTTCCGCGGCCTTGTCGGCCGCATCCATTTCCTTGTTGTAGCCGTCGATGATTTGTTGAAGGTTTTCGTCAAGGTCATCTCCCCATTTCGCTCCGAGATCCAAATCAGACATTTTGTTGTTGAGGACTTCAAAGACGTCATCCACCTGTTCCAGCTTCTTCCTGAATTCCTCGGAGGTCAGCACGGCGTTGGTGACTTCGTCAATAAACCCGGTCAATCCCGGGTTGTCGTTGAAGGCGGCTTTCATCCGGGAGCCGGCGGCGGTCAGGGCGTCGGCGTATTGGTCAAGTTTGGAATTGGCGTTTTCCAGGGCTTGTTCATATTCCGCCCCCATGCCGTCCTTCATGGCGGCGCCGGTTTCTTCAGCGACCGTTTTGACACGGGAAAGGGAATCCGCGATCTGGTCCATCACGCCGGAGGTCTGCGAAATGGATTCGCCGGATTCCCGTATCCTGTCCAGGGATGCGGCGGCTTGAGTGGCTCCGGAAGTGTCGGCGGTCGTTCTGATGTTGATGTTCAAGTCTCTGTCTGACATGGTTTTATTGATTGTTTTTATTTGGTTGGCTGTTGTTGTTTCAACGGGTAGTTGAAGGGGGGCATATCCGTGGTTGCCGAAGCATTCATGGATTCAAACGGGCGTCGCACAGGGCGAGCATGACTTCCCGGCGGGCGCTTTTGGGAACGTGGGGAGGCAGGGGATTGCCGACGCTCACCACGTCATAGCTGCGGGCATAGTCCTCCGGATTCGCCGTCCGGCTGTCCCAGTTCCACCAGGACCACCGCCCGGCCCGGTTCCGGGGCGTCCACGGCTCGTCAAGCCGGACACGCTCCCGTCCGCAGACGTCCATGACGGCCCGGCAGATGGTTAGGTCTTCCGGGGCGAGCGGGGGGATAGCGGCGCATTCCAGAGCTTCTGCGGCCATCCTGGCCGTCCGGCCGCTCAGGGCGTAGCAATTTCCGTAGGCGGACCGTTCGGACGGGTTCCGGGGGACCCGGTATCCGGCGGCGTGCAGCGCAAGACCGTTATGCTGCATATCGCGGATCCATCCGCCCGACAGAAGCGCCGTGTCGGAGTCAATCTTGACGACGGTATCGCCATCCGCCGCCCCCTTGGCCAGCGTGGTAATGATTCCCCGGACGCACTCCGGGCCGCGCAGGTTGCCGCAGCGGGGGAAAGAGCTCCGGCGATACCGCGCCCCATACGCTACAAGAGCCCTCCTGGCCTCCGGGGGTACCGGGGCGGCGCTGTCGTCCACCACCGTAACTACCGCCTCCGGAAGAGCCGTCCTGGCGCACCGGACGCAGGCCACGGCTTCCTGCGCGTCTCCGGCATAGGTGAAGGTGTATATCCTGATCATGACATTCCGGAGGGGCCGAAGGTTCCCGGGTGGATTAGGAGATAAACCGTGCCCGCCTGGTGCTGCACCACCTTGTTGCCGTCGATGGTGGCCAGATGGAAATAATATTCATAAGGGGTTTCCCGGTCTTCCTCCGCGAGCCTGACGGGGTCGGAGACGCCGCCCGCGGCGGACAGAGAGGATCCGAGATATTTCGCGTCCTTGTCCAACCGGATCTTGAGCCAGATTTCCCCGGAGGTGACGGGGCTTTTCACCCATCCCCCGGAACCGGCCCCCTCCGGAAGCAGCCCCCCGATATAGTTGCCGGCATAGATAGCCTTCCCCTGGCGGATGTAGGCGTCGGACACCTTGCCGTCGCTCCCGTAAGACAGGCGGCATTGGAATCCCACCTCGACGGCGCTGGTTCCCCACGCGGGAGGCTCCTGGGCCTGCAGCAGTTTTACGGACGGCCCGACGCTGGGAAGCTCCGGGACTTCATCGTCCGCTCCGGAAGAGCCTCCGCCTCCGCTGCCGGATCCTCCGCCCGAAGAACCGCCCCCGGCGGACGTGGACGAATCCGCCCAGGCCGTCCGGCGCAGCGCCTCGGCAAGCTGCCGGCTCCGGTCGATGGAGTCCTGCAGGGAGATCTGTTCCGGGGCCCCCACCGTCACGTCGGAAACTCCCGTTTTAAGGTCGAGGGATATTTCCTGGATGACGGACCGCATGGCTTCCCATTCTTTCAACCCTCCCGTGATGGAGAGGCGCCCCCCGCAGACCTGGTCAAAGTCGTCGTGGACGGTCGCGGATCCGTCATAGGGCAACGCGCGGGTGGCTTCGTAGTAGGATTTCAGGAAATTTTTATACAACACGGAGGTGTCGTAGCTGCCCGATGTTTCGTCGTCTCCGGAGCTTCCGCCGTCGTCGGACACACTTTCCACCGTCCCTGCCCTGTCCACCCGGTAGGATGCGTAGCCGACATTCGTCGTGGTCACTTCAAACGTCAATGTTCCGATCCAGCGGTCCCCGGTTCCGGATTTTCCGCCGTATTCCGGAAAATATTGTTTCACCGTGTCGGGGGGATCCGTCGCCCGCACCCGCAAATCCACCCGGACCTTGCCCCATTTGATTCTCGCGCTCTTTCCGTTGATCTGGCCGGAGGTCAGTTCGTGGGTGATGGCCGCGCTGCTGTATCCCCGGTGTTCCGCGTCAGCCGGCGTGATGGACGTGATTTTCGGACTGGCCGCCACTTCCAGGCCGGCGCAATCCTCCAGGGCCGGAGCCCAGCGTTTGACGCGGGCCGCCCACTGGGCCGTGCCGGTCGGGAATTTGTCTCCCCGGACAATCATCCGCGGGGCGTCGTAACCCAGCGAGTCCGTTTCCACAGGGCTGTATTGCCCGGCAGTGTCGGAGACCTTGACGCCGCCCGGAACGTCCACTTCCGCCGTCACCACATAGAGCTGGGACAGGGAGACGCCTGAGGGATAGACGGCCAGCGCGCGCTGAACCCGGGAAATAACGGAGGCGTTGCAGGTCAGCCCCACGGCCGGAGGCACCAGATCGGGACGCGCCTTGAGGGACAGGGCGCTTACGTCCACGGCGGACAGGTCGAGCACGACATCCGGCAAATGGGCATGGTCGGCAATGACCAGCGTGGCGGAGTCATCCGCGCCGTATTCAAACCACGCGGCCATGTTGGGGCGCCATTGCTGGATCTTGGAAAGCAGGGAGGCATACGTTTCCGACGAGTAGGCAAACGGAATGATTTCGGCATCCTTGTCGATCCGGAGGTCGTATTTGATGGGGACCAGGGCCGTGCTGACGGCGTGGTCCAGGACTCCGGAGAGGGCGTCCCGGATGTTCGCGGTCGCCTGTTTTTCCTGACCGCTTCCGCCTGTACCCTGGCGGTATTCGGCAAAGATGCCGTTGGCGCGGCCGTTCACAAAGTACTGGATGTTGCTCAGGTTCCACCAGTAATCGCAAATCCTGATGTCCCAGCTCTCGGAGGTTCCTTCAAGGGAGTGTTCCAGGTCGATGACCGGGCCGATGAGCAGGGTTTTCCCGCGCCAGACAACTTTCACTATTTCCCCTTCTTCAAACGGGCAGGAGGCAAACCGGGAGACCGGCGCGCGGAAGGAGACGGAGGCTCCCCCGAAGGAGAGCCGGTTGTAGGACGGGCTTTCGGCCATGTCCAGGAAGTCGGAGGAAGATACGTCAAGGGTTTTCACAGGGGGCGGCCCAGGGTGAAGTTGTAGGAGACAATAAGGCGCAGGCCTTGAACCTTCGGCTCGGCGTCGGCGATGACAGCTTCAAAGCGCTGTTCACGGCCGCAGGCGTCGGTCCAGGTCCATTCCCCCTTCCCCGCCGTTTTCCATTCGTTGAGCCATTCGTAAAAGGCGCTCCACGCGTCCATGTGGGAGGCGCATTCCCGCACGGTGGAGATGGTGAAGGACAGGGACAGGTTGCCGAATGCGTCCAGCCTGGGGAACGGGCTGTTGATGATCGGCGTGGCGGACGTGCCGAACTGCACCGGGAAAGCGTGTTCCGGCAGGGAGTCGAGCAGGAATTCCCCGGCGCGCACGACGGGGCGCCCGTCAAAGGTAATGGAAAAGGGAGATACGGTCGTGTCCATGCCTCAATAATGGTGGGGGTTTCAATCCACGCACACCTTGCGGAGCGCGACTGGCCGCCCCCCATGCAAACAGAAGGGCGGCCCCGGCTGTCATGCCCCGGCGGAGGCCGGGAAGGCGATTTCTTCCGTGGGCGTCAGGGAATTCAGGGAGGACGGGATCACTTCAAGCGTCAATTTCGGCGTGATCAGCTTGTTGTTTTCCGTGGGGATTTCCACCTTGAGCAGCGCCGCGACTTCCAGGACCATCATTTCTTTTTTGTCTTCCTGGTATTTGGTGAGGCGCGCCCATACCTTTTGCCCGTAGATGTTCCGGGAAAAGGGCTGCACTTCCTTTCCGGCTTCCAGCCTGTCGCACTGGTAAATCACCTGCCAGCAGACCGGATTAACCTCCGTGGAGTTGATTTCGATGGTGTTGCCCGTCACTTTGGTGTTCTTCCGCGTCACATAGGAGGTCGTGTCGCGGGAAAATACCGTGCGGGCGTCATCTTCCGTAGTCGGCGTAATTTTGTAGTCGATGACTTCGTTGGCCATCATCCAGGCGTCGGAGTCCTTCGCCGGCTTGAATTGCTCGTCCACCGTGTCCGTGCCGCTTTCGGCCGTGACTGTCGTTCCGAACGGGCACAGGTCGAGAAAGGTGCCGACCAGCATTTCCTTGTTGTAGAGTTCTGACATGGTTGTTAGCTTCTTACGTAGTCAATAAAGGTCACTTTCCCGGCGTCGGCGTGGACTTTGTACACGTCTTCCGGGATGTGGACGATTTTTCCCCGCGCGGCGATGCCGTGAGGGAGTTCCAGCTTGTTGACGGCCACCCGGCATTTGACGATGCGGGGCGCCGGAGCAGTAGCGGCCTCCTGGGCCGCGGCGGTGGTGGGTTTAGTTGCCATGTTTCAATATGGTGGTTTGTTCAAGGGTGAGCGTAACAGCCTTGTTGGTCATCTGCACCCGGCTTGACTCCGTGCCTGTGACTTTGAGCTTCATGCAGGTGAGCCAGCCCGGTTCCCGATGCCCGTCAAGCCCGATGGCGAGCAGGTCGGACAGATCGTCCGCATCCCAGCCGAGGACGGCGGTTGCGTCGGATTTTTTCAGGAGGGGATTGCTTTCAATGACGATTTTGGTCGTCAGAATGACGGCATTCGGGCCGCCCTGTTCCTGCAGGGGTTTTCGTTTTGGGGCACATACCAGCACGCAGATTCCCAGCCTGGACAGCTTTTGAGTAATCAGGGCTTTCAGGTCGGCGTCCCAGCCGCGCATGACAATGCCGGTATCCTTCCCGCCGTTGTAACGGGCACACAGAGCCACGATCTTCCGATAGATTTTTTCCCCCGCGGCGATGCGCGGGCTTGCAGGTAAAGCGCTCATAGTTCACACCAGTTCTGATAGGGCTGTCCGGCTCCGTACACCTCTGCGCCGTCACTTTCCGAATCGTAGGGGGCAAGATAAAACCTGCCCTCCCGAACGGCCCGGAAAATCTCGCCGGCCGTGCTGTACTGCTTGGCGCGGGGGGATCCTTCCAGATCGCCCATGTCGGGCAAGTCGGCCAGCATGGCGTGACGGATCCAGACAAGCGTCGGGTGTTCCAGTTCTTCCGGCACTCTGTCCTGACCTGTCGCCAGGACGGGATATTTCCCGGAAGAATTAACGATTCCGGCGACAAGGTTGCACGTCGTCCTGATCAGGGCGCCGGCCCGTTCCGGGGAATCCCCTTCCGCTCCTGCCGAGTCAAACGCCGCGATTTCGGCGTCCGCCAGGAAGGCCCGCAGGGTGTTTTCCGTGATCTGGACCAGCGCCATGACGATTACACGCGGATGGAGAGTTCACATTTGGCGGCGGTATTGTCGCCGCTGGCGGCGTCTGCCACAGCCTTGAGCCGGATGTAGCGTCCCATGCCATAGGGAGCCCGTCCGGCGATGCCGTTCGCAAGAGCTCCCGCTTCTTCTCCCGCCGTGGGAGCCAGGGAGAACCCCGGCACCTCGGCCCAGCTATCGCCGTCCCCGGAGGCTTCCAGGGTCAGCGTGATCTTCTTTCCGGCAGCCAAGGACGGAAGGTTTTCGTGCTCGATGACGATGGACATTTCATCAATGCCGCCCGTCTGTCCCGCATCCAGCACTTCGGAATAGGCCGTCTTGCCCGTGCCCGGCATGTTCATCCGGGCCGTCAGCAATTCGTCCTTGCGGGTGTGTCTGATAGGGTTCACTGTCTAAGGTTCCTTTCCGTTTTATTGGTTCTTCCGGTTGCTCACTTTTTTCGGCGCATGCTTGCCCCAGTGGGAAATGCCCGTGATGGAGGACAGGTCGCTTTCGTTGTTGACGATGGAGTCCGTCACCAAAATCGGGATGCCGTGGGCGTGGGTCGGAATCGGGGCGGATCCGGAGGAATCCCCTCCCGCCTTGCCGCCGTCCACGGAAACGCTCACCACCTTGCGGCTCTTGCGGAGCTGCTCCAGGGCCATGCGGTTCATGATGAATTTCGTTACGCGGACGCCCGCCGGGAACAAAGCCAGCAGTTCCGCCAATTTATCGTCATCCAGCGTCGTTCCTTCAGCGGTGCCGATATTTTTCAGGCGTGCGGCGGACAGCTTGGAGTTGTTGACCAGGGCGACAAAGGCGGTCAGATCGGCAGCTTTGCCGGGAATGGCGCCCTGCTCGCCCGTTTCCGGATCCTTGCCGGGAATAAGCGCATCCTTGAACGTGCCAAGAGTAATTCCCTTGTCGCGGCCCCAGCGCCAATGCACGCCTTTGGGACCCTCCACAACGGCAAATACGGACGTTCCGTCGTAATTGTCGGCGCCCTTGGAGCTGTCCGCGCTGATGATCATCGTGTCGTCAATGAAATCGGGAAGCCCGGGAAAGCCGTTCTTGTCGATTTTCGTTCCGTAAAAACCCTGGGCTCCCAGGGAAAGCAACACCCCCTCCGTAATACCGGAAGCTTCATCGGCCAGGACGGCAGCTTCCCCGTCGTCAGAGCTTTCCAACGTAATATGATCCACAAAAACGATGGAGGAAATGGGAAACAGTTCCACGTTCCTTGATTCGTAAGTGCAGGACGTGTATCCGATGGGAGCATTGGCCGGGCGGAACCGGGCCCGGGGGATGCCGGTGCGCACATAGGTTTTGATGATGGTTTTGGAGCCCACCACGGAAGCAAGCTGCGTTACTTCCGGGGCGGAGCATCCCACTTCTTCGATCAATCCGATGTCGGATGCCGAACCATTGCGTTTCTGAATGTCCAGTAGAGTCAAAAATGACATGGCTTAGTTCTTTTCCCTGTTGATGTTTTCAATGATGCGGTCACGTCCGGTAGGCTCATTCCCGCCGTTGCCGTTATTGGCCTTGCCGGCGACCACCGTCGTAAAAGCGGGGTTCGGATTGATGGAGGCGATCAGAGCCTTGCCGGCCTTGATATTGGCCGTCAGAGCGGTCTTCAGGGCCTCTTTGGCATCTTCATCTTCCGGAGCAATCTTGCCGGCCTTGATGGCGGCTTCAATTTCCGCGTCGATAAGAGCCGCCTTGGAGGCTTTCACCTCGGCAAGCTCGGCTTCCGCCGCTTTCAGTTTGGCTTCGGTTTCGTCCAGCCTGGCCTTGGCCGCCTTGCAGGAGGCCGCTTCCTTTTTGGCGTCCTCCGCCTCTTTTCGGGCCGCTTCAAGTTCCGTTCTGGACTTCTCGCCGCCCTCGGATTTCTTCTTCAGGTCGTTGATTTTGTCCTCCGCGATCTTGCCGGCCTTATCAGATGCGGCTTCCTCTTTGGTGAGGACACCGCATTTAACCAGTAGTTCGTACATTGTTGTATGTGTGTTATTTGTTTGGTCATGAACAGCACCGGTATCCTCTCCGCCGCCATTCAAAGGCATGTCCGGTTCAAGAACCGTGAAATTCTCAAGTCTGGCCTTGCCGGCCGCAATGCGGGCAATATTCTCAAAGGCCGGGTCATTCACCAGAGAGCCCACCTCAATGTCATCCGGTTCAAGACCTATAGGGCGGCAGGTTGCCGTGTTGAGCCTGAATACCGGAGAAAAATAGCTGTAGTCACGCCCCAGCACCGATTTCCTGCCGCTTTCCGTCCATTCCCCCTTGAGGATGACGCCCACGCCGTCCATGTAGTCAAAGGAAGCGGGAATAAAGGAGGCGGGCCCCGTCTTGTGGTCAAAGTAACAGACGGGCCGCACGTTTTGAGTGAGCTTCAACGCAAGGTCCCGCTGCAAAGCCTCCAGGCAGGAGCGGTCCACAATCACTTTCTGCCGTCCTCCAATGGATGCATTGATGAAATGTTCCCCCTCCGGCATGTACACGATACAGGCCGGAGCGTCGCCAAACGCAAGAGGAACGTTGAATTCAAAATCCATGCCTCAAGCATGGCATGAAACGGAAAAGCGTAAATAGTCGGGGCTGGATATGTGTTTCAGGCATCAAGAGACGCCGCCAGAACGTCCATGAGCTTGACGCCATAGGCGCTGATCAGTTCTTCGCCGATCGGGATGGCGTCCGGCCAGGGGTCCTGTGTGATGGATTGGCGCAGGGCATACACCGCACGCACTCCCCCGCCGTCCACGGCTTCAAACAGGGCGTTCTTGTTGGGGATGGTGAACAATTCCCCGATTTCGGATTGATAATCAGCCGTCCGGCGCCCGTGGGCCTCCGGAACAAGGGGAATAGTCAACGCCCCGGCATTTTTGGCCGTAATTGTCCCTCCCTTTATTTTATGCCGCAGGGATCCGTCCTCGTCGGGATTGGAGATAACCGCTCCGGAAGCATCCGCAGAGGAAAGGAACCATTTACGGGCAATATTGGAAAACCAGCCTGTCGACATGCGCCCCGGACCGTGCGTAGGAAGAGAATTGTTGATCCAGTGTTCCCGCCCTTTGCCGTCGTACCAGGACGCCAGATAGTCCCGCAGGTATTCGCCGCTTTCCCGGTTCGCGGATTCCAGCGTTTCCGGAGCAGCTATCTTCATGGCATCGTCAAGTGCGGCGTCAAAACCGCTCATGTCAATTTCAATGTTCATGCCCGTCATTCTTTCTCGGCGGTTGTTTTTGATTCGCGCATGGAGTTCCAGCCGGCTTTAAGAGCGGCATGCTGAACCTTGACAAGGCGATCTTCCAGCAGGGATGTATCTATCTCGTCCCACAGATCCGGAACCAGCTCACGGGCGGACCGGATGACTGTTTCCAGGTCTTCTCCGGCTTCGACGGAGGCAATAAGGGCTTCCATGAATCCGGCAACACCGGAGGTCAGTTCATAAGCCGCCTGATCCGTCTGGCGTCCGACACGGGAGGCAATCCGGTTAATTTCTTCAATGTGCTTTAGCGTTTTTTTTTACGCGCCGCATATACTAGGGATTCCCTGTCCAGGTCATCCATTTCCCCCGGTTCCAAGCCGGCGCTCCCAAAAGAGGGAGGCTGATAGAGCTTCACCCCTTCTTCGGGCATGGGGATGTCAAGCCAGTCGTAAACCTGTTCTTCAGCGACGGGAACAATCCTGGTTGCCTTGTCCACCCAGTCAAGTTTTGCCAAGCTCATTCCGGAGGACGGGTCCTTAAAAGAGATGACGGGCAGATGTTCAGGGCTTCTTCCCAGGTTAAGTTCCAGGATGGCCGGGACAAGTTGCTGATTGAGGACGCCGGCAACGTATTTCCCGCGGGCTAGAACAACCTGGTTTTCCGTATTTTCGTGCACTTCGCCCAGGGTGCGATTGCCGCCCGTGCTGGAAACGGAACTGGTGAGGGTTTGCCCCAAAATCAGAATATCGCATGCCTTGTTGGCCTCTTCGATCATGTTCAGGTGCGGAAGCTGGTTGCCTCCCTTGACGGCGTCGTGAAATTGCACGTCCGCATCCGGGGCCGTTACAAGGATGCCCGTCTGTCCGAATTTCACCATCTGGTCAAATAGCTTTTTCTGCGCCAGGGTTCCCGATGCTTTTCCATGCCGCAGAGGGGATCCGAATATCTGGCAGAACTCCATGAACCAGGATAATCCGAATTTGGCCGCGCCGAACCAGCCGACCAGGGCCAGAAGGTTGGCGCCGTAAACAGGATGGTCAAGCCCGTCGCAGTTGAGGGACGCAATGAATTTGTTGGGGGGGAATTCCATTTCGGGACCGCACCCTACTCCGTCTGGACATAGTACAAGACGGTCGATTTGAGCCGGGTAGCTGGACCATTTGTAAAATGTGGATGGAATGGGGCAATAGGCACGGGGCGCACGGATATGGCCGGGGTTCCACATGATTTCCAGCACACCCACGCCGCGTTCCGGAGCTTCCGCCAGGGCTCCAATCAATCCGTTCAGGTCCAGTTCCCATTTTCCCTGTTCAAGCCGGCAGCAATACAGGGCGGATTCCACCAGATCCGCGTACCGACTGGCCGTTGGTGTCGGCTTTTTGCCTTTCTCGGCCCAGGGAGACACGGTAAGTTCCAATGCCTGAACCTTTTCGCGGAGCTTCCGCAGGTTTCCCCGCAGCCGAGGCCATTCGATTTTCATCGAGCGAAATACTCGTTCCAAGTCGAGCATATTACCCGTCTGAATGCTCTCGCGGGCATTTTTCAGCACCCGGGGCGTGATGCTGGTGTAAAAACCAAGATACCCTCTCTCCTGGGGGGAACGATCCTCGAAAATTTCAAAGTCGGCGGTCTTGGTTTTCCTGGCGGCCTTTTGGCTGCGGGTTTTCTTGCTCATAAGGGGAGTGAGGTAACAATTAAACGAGAGCCTGCGCCACGCTGAACGCATCGTCGCAGCGGTTCAGCCAGCCACGCCCGAAGGTCGGGAACTGCTTGCAAGAGCGGTAAAACGCCTGACGCTTCTCCTGCAGGGCGATAAGGAACACCGCTTCACCCGTGGCGGCCAGCTGGTCCTGTAGTTCCCGCCGGGTCTTGGGGCCGACAATCCCGTCCACCGTGAGCCCGGCACCGTGAATATTCAGCGCGCGCTGCAAAATCTTCCCGGTATTCCTGCTCCCGGAATTGAAATAATGGTCACGCAACATAAACTCCGTGGCCGGAAAAGCGTCAGAACCCAGCCAGGAGCGCACGGCGGCGGTATTATCCAGCACATACTGGAGACAACCTTCCCAGGCCTCTTCACGCCTTCCGGAATCCAGCAGGGCCTTCAATCTGTTAAACACGGCCGGTTCAATACCGTCGCAAATGCCGCAAATCTCCCACTTGCCGCCCTTGTCGGCGGCGGGAAGGCGGGAAACGCGCAGGGAATACGGCCCGGTAACGCGGCTGTCTTCAAACCGGAGGATGGCTGCGGCCATCTTTCTTTCTATAGTATTCATTCGTTCAGATTGTCGATAAGTTGCACAAGCCGCTTGCCTTCCACGGTGTAGCAATGGCACTTGGCATGCAAATGCCACTCATTAAATTGAGCCAGGAAAAAAGCGGCGTCTCTTTCGGTAAGAAAAATTTTCATCCACTGCTCCTTTCCGGGTTCGTCCACAATGAGTATGTACAGGGTAGGCATGCGGAAACTATTGATTATTAACTAAAGGGAACTGGTAAGAAAAACTTTACAGTTGGAATTAATCTCGCTGTTTAAGCTGTTGCTGGTGGTAATTCTCCAAATGCTGGAGACGGGTATCCATCGTCCGCAGGATCTCCGCCGTATGGGCCGCGTTGGTAGCCTGTTCCTTCACCACCTCGCGGAAATCCAGGTAGATGAACACGGCTATCACAAAACCGCCGAAAGTGACGATCTCACGCGTATAATCGCGGATCACTCCCAGATATTCCTTGAGGGGTTTGCACATGGTCTTATTTCTTGGAGGGGATGACTTGCACGACGGGCGGAACGTCCGTTTCCGGCAGGGCCTGACTGTAGGAGATATGCCCCGGTTCCAGCACCAGGCAGGAGCCGTCCTTGCACACCTCGGCGCGGTTCGGGGTGACGTCCACGGAGTGCCCGCAGCCGGACAGGGACATTCCAACGCCCCCAAGGACAGCGCCGGCTATACCCACCCCGGCCCAGTAGAGAGCTTTCCGCCAGCCGGATGTGCCTGACGCCTTGACGCCGAGATAGTCGCGGATGTCTCCAAGGGCGTGCTTGCCGATGATGGAGAGGGCAGTATTTGCCACGGCAACCCATCCTTTCTGTTCGTTTTCGGTCAGGTCTGCCCAGTGAGGGATTGGCGTGTTGGACTCATTGTGTGCCTGGGCTGCATAGTAAAGGTGCATTTCCCTAGCGATAGCCTCGGAATGATTGCATTGATTATTAGTAGTCATATGATTATGTTGTTATTGATTAGTAGTGAAAAACTTGAAAAACTCCACGGCGGCGTGCGCGGTAATGACGAACTCCGGGTAGTCCGAGGCTGTAAAAACCCTGCGCCCGCCCTGCGGATTGACGGCCTCCACGGTCAAATCTACGGTTTCCGCCGTCCGCATGGGGTCATCCTCCTCCGGAGCGTAAAACTCTTTCAGCCGCGCCCACACCTGCACCGCCTGCCAGTCCTCACCCAATCCCACCAGCGCAGCAACTACGGACTCCATTGCCGGAGCCTGTTCCGCTGGTATCTCGTCCGCTGTGTAGCGGTCTGTCCGGGTGTAACCGTCCGCGTCCTGATAAATGGGCGTCAGGGTAAATTCATCCCACTGTCCCGGCTGGGGAAACTGAATCTGTATCTCTGCATTATTCATGATTAGAGAGGTATGTTAATGTCCACAAAATCTGCCGTTTCTTCGGTTTCAATACAGTTGCGGGATATCGCATCCAGACCATAGAAAACCGGATTAACATTTCCGGGATGGTAATAGGTGTACTCTCCGGTTCCCGCATAAACAGAAACGTCGCCAGCCGCATTATTCACCACATCAGTCACCCATTGGGAAACACCAACCCCGGTTTCAAAATTACTGACGCCGCGGCATGTGGCAATTTGATACAGATTATTCCCCTGGCCTCCGGTGAGCATGAGCCAGAGCGCTCCTGTATCTTCATACCTGGCAATACTGGCGACAGATTTTTGTTGATAGATAATCTTGGCAATCGTCCACGGAACAGGCTCGTTCTGACTGGCCGGAACAAAGCTGGTTGTAGTCTTAACCTGCCAGCTGTCCGTATTGTTAAGCGCAAAAATCTCACGCACCCGCACCGTATAACCGTTGCGGTCCGTATTTCTCACGTTATCAAAAGTAATATCCAGAATTTCGCCGTGATTGTAAGCCAAACCGTTTGCCGGGATAATACTGTAAGAATCTATGGAAAGGTCGGGACGAATCGTCTTCCCGCCGCGGCCGATACCAAAGGACAACTTTGCGGCATTGGTAGCGCGCCAAAGGAAAGAGAACCCGGCGAAACTGGAATAATTCCATTGAGGGTTGCTCACCTCAAATCTCGCCTGAATGGTCGAATGAGTACCCTTGGGAACCTTAATACCAGCCAAATGGTAGGGAACTGTTTTGGTGACTGTCGAAGATCCTGACGCGGTAATGGCATCCGTATTGAGGAAAGCATTAGAGGTCAGGATGCCCGTCACGCCGGCCATGCCCGCGGCGTACAGGCGATTAACCGCTGACGTATCCGTTACCGCCCCCACGGCCAGAGGAATGTTGATGCCTCCATTGGCATTGACGACCGCGTCAAACGTGCCTCCCGCGGCGGTGATATTGCCGGCCAGCGTCATGTTGCCGGAGGCGTCCACCTGCGGTATGGCCTCAAGGACCTGCTGGGCTTCTGTGGCGGAGTTGGCCGCGCTGGTGGCGGAGGTCGCGGCACTTTCTGCTGATTTTTCCGCTTCTTTTTTGGCATTCTGAGCATCGTTCCTGGCATTTGAGGCTTCTTGAGCAGCGGATTCCGCCCGTTCAGCAGCATCCACGGAAGGATCAATAATTTTCACCTCTCCTTCCGCGGCGTCAGGAATCATGATTTTCACGTCTCCAATTGTAACCACATCTTCACTGCCCGGCGGCGTAACACGGGAAGCGGCATGGATTTCCCCTTTAATCAAGGGGCGCTCCGCCCCATCAGGAGAGGTCATGAAAAGGTCATAAGCATGCGTTCCGGCCTTGAGAGGGCTCCACGACAAAAGAGCCGTATTGGCATCTACAGGCTCGCATTTGATGGCGGCGGCGCCAGGGCCGCGGACAGCACAACGAAACTCATGGCTGGAAATATCTTTTGCGGCGCCGGCACCGTCCACAAAACGAAGCGTCACCGATTGGGCAATGCCGCTGGTAGTGGCCATGTCAAACGGGGCTGCCTGACTCAGAATCATCATATACTAGTGCGCGCCCGTTGCGCTTAAATCATCCGGTGAATCATGGCAAAAATCACCGCCATGCAGGAACAGTCCCACATGTGGGAATTATTACCGGACGCAAGCCATTTGAGAGAAACCCTCCCCGTGCGCTTGTCTATGGACTCCTGTTTGCTTTCAGCCTGCATCTGCTTGATGTACTCGGCAGAAACATCATGGGGAACCTTGAAATGCCCCGATTTAATCCGCGCGGCAAGAACGTCCTTCGCCCGCTGGGAAGAAAAATTGAAATGAAGGCATTGTATCCCCTCCACCATGTGCCTCTCAAGAGGCGCATAAATCAATTTAACCCCCCGGCCCCTGATTTTATGCACGTATTCTTCCTTGACCGTCCCATTCATGGAAAACCAGTGATGAAGCCCGCATATCTTCCGCACAGCATCCGTATCAAAAGCGCAGTCCAAAGCAACGCAATGATCAGGCACGTTAAACTCCGCCTGTTTACGTTCAATATCCTCCAACGTTTCAAGACGCCCCTCTGAAAGTAAATGGAAAGCCCCTCCGGCATCCACGCCGTAAACAGTATGCCAAAAGTGCCCTTTCTGGACATCTACCGTTAAGAAGCGCGCCCGTTCGTTTTCCACGGCGTACCCCGCCATGCTTTCCTCCGTGAGCGGGATTTTCAACACGTCGTCTTTCTCTCCCAAATCCACAATATTTTGAGCAAGCCGCTTCTGGATAAACTTTTTCAGCGGTTCTATATCCCCGTTCCTCTTCTTTTTATTGGCCAGGATCCATTCCACGGCCAAATCCGCCCATGATACCCAGTAACAGGCCAAAGCATTAAAATTGTAGCTCACGATCTCCGGCAAGGCACTCGTATTGCCGGAAAACACGTACTTGCCGCCGCCGGCCAGATGGCGCCGGTTGTGTACAGTATCCTCTATTTCGTGCAAACACCGGGGACAAACCATTTTGACGGATTCCTTAAAACGTTCCCAATCAATATTTTCTTCTTTGCTGTAAATGACATCCCGCCAGTCATAGGCATTCCACTCCTGGCAGCCGGGGCATTGCCAATGGTAATGGTGGATGCGGCCCTTTCCGTACTCGTCAACCCAGTCCGTCCCCTTGTCCCCTCCCTGGGAAACCATCAGGATTTTACGGTTGAACCGGTCATGGTGGCGGGCCAGGAACTCCCGGACCATTCCCTTTTCCCACGCCCACATTTCATCACCAATCAAATACCGGCAGGACTTCGACTGCAACTGCCCCTTGGTAGCGGAGACCATCCACAAGTTCATGTGCGGAAAAAGGATCTCCGTTTTCCTGGACGCATGCCTTTTCTTCGGCAGCAAGTTTTTTAAAGCCTTATTATCCCGGAATGTGGGAAAAAGCCTCGTTTCCGCGAAATCGGAGGTTTCCTGTTCATTCTGGAAAGCGACCAAGGTATTCCCCGCATCATTGGCAATGAGGTAATTAAGCAAGCCGACGAACAATGTCGACTTTCCGGAACCGGTGGGAGCCATCAGGTTAATGTGCCTGACCGTGCCGTCATTCAGGAATTTGTCAATGGGTTCCAGCAGAAACGGGCTCAACGTAAAATCAATATGGGTAGACCGCGCCGATTGCTGATCTATCACGTTTTCACGTATCCATGCTATCGGCTCCACGTCCATTCCCGCGGATACGTTATCCGCGAAAAGATTCAGAAATCCGGCAGCCTTTTCAACGTCTCTCATTGTTCCGCCCGGCTGATTATCTTGATCTGGGCCCTGGATTCTTCCGCAATGGAATACAGGGCGGCCTTGATTTCCTCCCGCAGCACGGGAACCATTTCCGCAGCCGTCAATCCTTCCAGCTTCCCCGGCAGTTTATTTTCAAATGCCTGGAGAACGCCTTTGGTAATACTGGCCAGATGTACGACAAGCTCATTCACATCTTCCATGTCCACCAGCCGGGCCTTATCCTTTTCAAGCTTCACGCGGGCCTGTTCAGCCTGCAAATTCTTGTAGGTAATTTCCGCAGCAAGTTTCCTTTTTCTCAGTTCCGCTACCCCTTCCTCCGGAGCGTTTTTCCCAATTTCTGGAGAAGCAGGTTCAGCAATTGGATTTTCCTTCCTCCTGGCTTCAATCAGCTCCCGGATTTGCGCATGCGTCAAACCACGCTTCACGTGGTACGTGATCGTGCTTTTATTGACGCCCAATTGCCGGGCAAGTTCCGCCTGTGAAATCCCTGCCATTATTCCCTTCTTTACATATTATTATATCATGATATATTGATATGTAAATACACCAAGCATGGAACCGCAACAGTCATACTACACAGCACATACGGATTTTGAGTATCCGGAAGAAGGGCAGGAGCAGGAAAACGAATTTCGGGAACGCGCCCTTGAAATGATCCGGATCATGTCCCTGGCCCTGTATCACGTCATTAACAGCCGCACTCCCAATGTCACCGCATTCGGCGTGGCATACGCTCTGGGGTTGACGTCTGTGCTCGGAAATGAACGCATGGCCCAGAGGGCGCGGAAACTGGGCGTGCATAAAGCGGCCATTTCCCGCGCTGCTTCCAAATTCCTTGCTGAGAGCGGACTCCCGCCCTCCCTGATGATGCAGCAGACGGAACATGCGGCCATGAAGCGCCGCCCTGTCAAAAAGCTGGAGGCACCGCGGAAAAAGACGCCGGAACAAATCATGAAAGCATACGGCACGGGAAAGAAACGTTTTGAGGAAAACCAGATGATTCTGGATCTGTTCAAAGCCTGAATCCTTCCGGTTCACCCGGGTGAAGGATTTCCCACATGATACGGGCGCAAGCTTCCCGGATGGTACAGCCTGATTGCTGGATGATCGGCTCATAAAAATCCTGCTGTCCGCAGTGAACGGCAGACACGCGGCGGGCCAGTTTCGCCAGCTTTGATAACTGGCCAGAATCACATGTTCTGATGCCGATCAGGTACTTGCCTCCCTGGAACTCAATGACATCAGCCCCCTTGCGGCCGTACAGGTACAGAGCCAGCCTGGAAACGGTCACGTCCTCCGGATAATCCTGATTGCGTGTCGGGAATTCACGCGTTACCAGGACATCAAGAGCATCACTGATGAATTTCCGCGTTACCCAATAACATACTCCGGACCAGGCGAATGGAACGGCGCACTGATATCCCCCTGCCAGTTTCCTGCGCTCAAACAGTGATTTCCGTATTTCTTCAAGGGACATCAGCAGTGTATCAGCGTCTATTTTGATGATGGGCTCCCGGCCCGGGATATCACGCATGCAGGACAACATGCCGCGGATACATTCGAGGCCATTCAAGTTCCTGTTGCGTTCAAAATAGGTCTTTTTGTAAATGATGTCCCTTCCCCTTGGGATGTCTTTTCTTGCGAGAGGGGCTTTTCCGTCGTCAAACAGGTAAATCGTACAATCAGGATCAACCCGGCGGATTTGACCAACGCACAATTCAAGGCATTTATAATCTTCTCTATAACAGAATATTGCGTAATTCATTTTTATTAATTTATTGGTGAATAAATTTTGGAAGTCACAATCCATTCCCCCTGCTGGATATAGATTTTCCCGTTTTCGTCCCGGTGCAGGCGTAAGGCGTGGTCAGTGTCGCAGGCCAACGCTGTCCAGGAATCGCTGATCAGGGCTCCGTCCCCGCCGCCGGTCGTGTTGGACGTATCGACCTCAAGATCAAGCTGTCCATTCCGGTCATACAAGGCAATAGTCGTGCCGTCCGGCAGGGTGTGAGGATCCTTGACATAATCCAGCACAACATACTTCCCATTTTTCCGCAGGGGCGCGCGAAAGCTCAATTCTTCCGCGTCGCCTCCAGGAGTGACCGCAAGAGACAATACTCCCCTGGTGGCCCTGGACAGTTTGATTTTCCACCCTCCCCATAAATCATGCTCCGTATCATCAATTGTCAAATCCACCTCGCCTTTCAATCCCTCCTGCGACACACTCAGGTCAACAGGGATTCTTCCCTCTTGCCCCGTTGAAGAAGAAACCGTGGAATCAATCCTGACCTGCAGGATTTCCGTCTGGATGTCATGGCCATCCGCCCCTTTTTCCGTTTTCCATTCAAGGCCGTCTCCCGGCTGCACCTGCTGAAAACTCCGTGAATCTTTGATTCTCACGCCAAGCCTGACCGGCCCATCTTCTGCCCCGCCCTCCCCTTTCCCCTTTTTCTGCACCAGCCATACCTTCAAATTGCTGTCGGCACCCAAATCTTCTTCTTCTTCACTGGAAGATTCAATATTCAGAGTCAGTTCCTTTTCGGTCTCTTCTTCCTTTTCGTTCTCTTCTTCCTTGAGTTCCAGCGCGCACAAAGGATCCGTCTTGAGCTTGAATTTCTCAAATTCCCATTTGATTGCATCCCAGTTGATACAGGTAATTCCTTTGTGCCTGTAGATAATGGATTGGTCGCGTTCCTCAAACTCGCCAACAATAATGTAGGCCTCACCCTCTTCTGCCCCCGACGGTTCTTTCCCTTTTTCCAGGATTGCAACATATGCCTCCCATGTGTCCGGATCATAGGTCACATGAACCCACACCTTATCGCCTGATTGGAAGGTTGCTTCATATTCGCTGATTTCCATGCATTCCGTTTTCAGCGATATTTTTTCTTCCTGTTCCTCTTTGTATGCGGACAACAGCACTCCCCCGGAGATCTTGCCGGAAAGGCTACCTTCCTCATCATCCGTGATTTCCACCAAATCAAAGGCCAGGGGGCGGGAACCGCGCTGATAAGGGGAAATGAAAACGTTCTGCCCGCCGCCACCGCGCAAGGCTGTTTTGCCATGCGCGGCCGCATTGACGGCATTTGTAAGAGCATTGGCCCAATCCGCCTTAATTGGGTCGCCCTTGGTGATATTATCCATTTTTGTACAGGTCCGCAGACCAGCCTCCGGGGTTGGATTGGGTGTATTCTTCCGTAATTTCGTATTCCCGATTGCCTACTTTGTGGACGGAATACCGGGTAAAGAGGTAATCAAGCTTATACCCTTGCACGTTCGTTGCGCCTCCAAACTCGCCGCCCTGGACAATTTTACCCACGCGTTCCACCTTGGACGGTTCCACACGGCGCGCCGTGTAGGTTTTCGTGATGACCGTATTGTTCTGTGATATTTTTTTATACCCGAGCGTGATATACGGCGTGATGGGCGTAACGGGCAATTGAATATGTCCCGGCGTTTCGTCTTTTTCGCATTTCAGCCGGTACTGTCCATTGCTGCACATGACAAGGCCGCCGGACAAATAAACGGCCAGAATCAGCATATCCCCCTCCGGATATTTGCTGCTTCCGTCCGGATTCCGCAGCTTGTAATAGCTCAGCAAGGGTTCAAGAGTCATATTTGAACGGTCGCTGATCTTGACTTTGTATTTCTCGCTCGCCTCACCTCCGCCTTCCGGATCATCCGGGGATGGGTTGCCCTCTTCATCCTCTTTGACACCTTCGGATGGATAGGAGTACGTTACGGTGACCTTGTAAGCCGTCGGAGAATGTAGGGAGATTTTATACCCCGTCGCCACCATGCCGGGAGCATTAGGATTGGTTGACGCGGCCGCCCATTTGGGACTCCGGAACCCGGCAATGGGAACAATTTCCGATTGCGAGACGGTACGGTTCACTCTGTATGTCCCGTAGGCCTGGTGGCTACCGGCATCCGGCGTAATGTCCGTGTTAATCCGTAAATCGTTTGTCCAGATCATGAGCCAATAATCAAAATTCCTTCTTCCAAAATCTGGGAGAAGGATTGCGTGGTTTCCATGTTCCGCCCATAGGTATTCTTGTCTTCCCCCATCTTTACAAAATTGCCGCCTCCCGCAGAAATCAATGATTGAAGGGCGGCATCAGGCCCCTTTCCTTCCGTGGTCGTGATGGAATAGGAGCAGGATCTTGTGTAATAGTCAGTGATTCCCTTATTAATGATCTTGTTGAACAAGTCAGAAAGTTCCTGGGAGTATTTAACACCCCCCAGGCCGAAATCATACGGATCTTTCCTTTTCAGCCTGGAATCAATCTTCAATGATTCAATATCCACGCGGCCCGACATAATTGCTTCATAAGCTTTCTTCAGATCCGGATTATCCTGAAACATGGATTTGAAATCCGGATGGTCAAAGATGCTCTTGCCCGCCACGCCGGCCGTAAATTCCCAGGTGGTTTTCGTGTCTTTGGGGTCAAAGTCCCATGTGTCCGGATCTCCGGGTTCCGGATCGTCAGGATCTTCATCCTCCTGCGGAGCGTCTTTTTTAAAGGTACAGGATGTTTTCCACAAATCCGCCATCCGTGAATGCTGGTAACCGGACAGGGTCAAATCCGTGAAGCCCGGAACATGACAATGCAGAGAGAAAGAAGGCGTGAATTTCTCCCCGGGGGGCGCCACGTAAGAAACGCTTGCCGACCAGGAGCCATCATCAGACATGGATGCTTCAAAGTCTCCCTGCCATCCGTACCCGCCTGTGTGTTTAATATCCTTGTTCATGTCAGCTAAAGAGGGCAACGCCGCCTTTCTCGGCCTTTTCCGCAATCGTCCTGAGGTATTCGTTGGAAGTCTTCACTTCCTTTGTGAGGGAGTCCACGGCAGCGGAAAGACCGGTATCCCCATTCCCCAATCGGTTAAAGAGGGAACCGAAACCAGACCCCACACGGGATACGCTTGAAAGCGTCTGCTGTACTGCGTCAAACCGCGTTTTAAACGCATCGGATATTTCCTGCGCCCGCGCCCTGGAATCCTCTTTTTCCTTTTTCTCCCTTTCCCTTTTGTCCTCAATCTTGTATGTCAGGGAAACCTTCTGTTCCGCCAGCCCCAGGGCGTCATGCTCATTCATGCCGCTTTTCACGAGGGATTGCATTTCCTTCCGCACATCCCGCTGCTTTTCCAGTTCGCGCCGCTTTTCCTTTTCGCCGTCAAGTTCGGCCTGCATGATGGCAATTTCTTCCTGCGCATCCTGTCTCAAATCATTAACGGCTCTGTTCTTTTTATTTAATTGAGCGTTAATTTCCCGGATGGAGTCAGCAACAGATAACAGCTTTTCATATCTCGTGGCTGCATTAAAATCTAATGAACCTTCCTGAAATTTCCTTTCCAATTTAGTCAATTCTTCTTCGAATTCATTGATAGAATTAAGATGAAAAGAATCCAAGGAACTTGTTAGCAATTGTTGCAAACCTTCCTCTGTCAGGCTTTCCGTATTTTTTTTCAGTGGTTGGTTAAGTGTTTTTTCTCGTGTCGAATGCAGCTTTTTCATTGCTTCGCTCAAATCTGATGCAGCTTTTGCCTCCTTTCTGTTTTTTTCAATAATTTCATCAATGGATTCTTTTTCATCGCCAAGAAGTAAACAGCCGCGGTTAATCTCGGAAAGTAGCTCATCCCTAAGCTTTAGTTCCTGCTTCAAGGATTCTATTCTCTGTCCGACTTCTTTTCCGTTATACCTACCGGTACCCCCACTTGCATCAAGATAGCGTTGAGCTGCTCCTATTTGATTCACAAGCTCTTTTCTTTCACTTTCCAACTGTTCGCGGACAGCATCAACGTCTTCTTTGCTTTTCGCTCCTAAAATAGAATCTTGCGAGGTCTCAACAGACTGAGCAAATTCCTCAAGATTTTTGAAACTCGCCTCAAACTTATTTAAGTTGTCTACATTTTCAAATGCCCAATTGTCTGAAAAAAGAGCAAGAACGTGATTAGAAGCTTGATGCCAAATGTATTGCCACCCGGCAACAGATGCCTCCATAGCCGAAAGATCTTTTTTATTTTTTGAATAAAGATTAAAATTAACAGCGGCGGCGGATTCTATTTGTTTAGTCAAATACTGAAATGCAGCAGCCAGATTGTAAACTTTTTCACTCATCAGGTCTCCTACAGCATTTTCAAAAGTAGCCTTGAGCGTTTCCCATGAACCGATGGTCGTATTAGACAATGCGGAATTCTTCCCGGAAAATTCCGCGTCACGCATTTTCTTCATGGCATTCACGTACTGGTCAGCGGAAATTTCCCGCTTCTTGGCGAGCTCAACAACCTGTCTTTCCGCCACGCCCATTTCTTCCGCCAAAGCCTTGATAATGGGAATGCCCTGATTCTGCAGCTGGTTAATGGCCCGTGAATCGGCAAATCCGTTTGCCATCACCTTCGCCCATGAATTGGAAAGCTGCTCTGCGGAAATCTTTCCGGACGCGGCAATATCTGCAAAAACTTTCGACCAGCTCATGATAGCCGTATTATTTGTCCGAAAATGCATGGCCAGGTTTTGAGCGGCTTTCCCTAAATCGTCCAGGCTAACAACGCCATTTGCCGCCAGATGATCAAGCTGGGACTGCAAATCCCTGGCCGACTCAATATTTTTTGTATAGGAAGATAACTGTACCGCCATGTATTCATCATCCATCGCGTCATTGATTCCTGTTTTGACAGCGCTCCATGCCGCCCCAAATCCTGCCGCGGCAGCGCCGGCAGCCGTAATTGCAGGCAATAACTTCTTGAAAGACGCCCCCAATCCCTCTACGTCAGCCTTACCGCCCTTAGCAACACGCATATTTGCCGCCTGCCCCGAGGTCTCGCGGATCTTTTCCTTAATGTTCTCCAGTTCTTTGAGCAATTCCGAAGAATCTCCGGAGAATTTAAACTTTACGGCACTCATTCTTCAACATCAACAGGCTTGTTAAACAGAGCGTCCAAACGCTCCAAATCAGCATGATCCACCTTCCGGGCATGGGTGTAATAACAGCTTACGCCATTTGCAACACATTCGCTCATCAGGAACTGCAGGATCATGCTGTAGGGAATATCATATTTAATGTAATTTAAGGGATAGCCCGTTTTCGACGCAATCGCCCAAACCACCTGGATAAAATAGTCCGGCCTGTCCCCTCCCGTTTTTTTTTGGAGTCCTCAACAGTAAAAGCGGCTTCATCAACCTGCTGCGCCTGCATACCTAACAGGGATGAAATACGCTGCATTTCATCAGGGCTTAATTCATATTTGAATCTTCGGACGGCTTCCTTAAACGCTTCAAGGCTCATGGACTCAAGCGTTTCAATATCCTCCGTATGAATATAAATATATTCCACAATGCAGCCCAGATTCATGCTCCCGTCCATGAATCCACAGTTAAACCGCTGCATCAGCTCCATGCTCCCAATAGACAGGGGACGGAGCTTCAAGGCTTTTTCCTCATCTTTCATCATATTCCAACACTCAAGAGTTCAAACGCCCCATGATTTCCATTTTATCCTCTCCCGGACAATTCTCCGGAATTAAGGCGACCTTCTCCCCATCCCTGGAACGGATACAGGCTATTTTCCGGAATCGAGAAAGGCCAGACAGAATGCCGCGGCGGCAATCAAAGGCCGCCTTGACCAGGGCAAACGGATCTTCCGGATTGTTCTTCACAAAATCAGGATCCTTCCACTTCCTGATCATTTCCCGCGTCTCCAGGGTATCCGTAAAATAAAAAACCTTCCGTTCTCCCCGGTCTGTAATGATTATCTCCGCCCGCTTGGCGATAGGGGCTGTAGCAGCGAGCAAAGCGCTGGCGAGATTAATATCTTCAATATTGATTATATTATTCATGTTCTGTCTATTATATTATTTTTTGTTTGAGGGGAGGGGAGGCGTGAAGCTCACCTCCCCTTAAATTTGTCATTCGGAAGCAATATCCGGATTCAGAGCAACGATATTAGGACCATAAGTAGCTTTAACCGTGAAACTCCTATAATTCTGCGTCTCCATCTTCACATCCACGCTCTTGCAAATGGCCTTAGTCACCTTTGCCGGAATTTCTTCACCGGAATTCTTGATGCAGAGATTCAAGACATCAGCATGCACATCAACAATATCGCCAATGTGGGGCACTTCCGTGCCAGTCTTTCTCATATAGGCTTCCCAGGTAATTTCACAGCGGGAATCATAAAGCGTGTTCCCCTCCATCAATCCCTTGTCCCCAGTAAGTTCTACATCACCTTTGGCCGACCATGAATAACTAACGGAAGAAATGATTGCTCCGAATTCCTGTTCACCGGAATAATTGAGCCCGAAAATACCTTCTCCGTGCTGGATAAAATCAGATGCTTTTGCCATACAAATGGCCGTGCGTTGCGCTTCCGGCTGCTCCACCACCATTTCCCGCTTGACAAAATCGCAGAATGAGGCATATTGAAGGCGTATTAGTTCCGAACAATTCACATGTTCACCTCTAAATCAAACCCCCCGGAGTGGCTGCTCCGAGGGGTTTTTCCTTTAGTTGAACAGAACTATCAGAAGTTCAATCAACCGTTGTATTAGTTCCTGTTGTCTCACATATTACACCTCCTTTTTTAATCCGGGACCAACCCGGCACGTGCATAATACAGAAATCCGTATCTTTTTGCAATATATTTCTACGGATAAATTTTATATATTAGATTGATTATCAAAATAGTATAAAACTATCTTTCAATATAACGCAATGTCCAGGTAGTTACCCAGTCATCATCATCCAGCGTAGCCGAATAATCCGTAATATTGAAAAAATCACACTGTTCACCACAATCCAGCCGGAATAACGTCTCCACAAGGGTTCTTTCCAATTCCGAATCAGACCGGTTATTGATCAGAATCATGGAAAGCGTATATTCCCTGGCGGGCAAAGGCGCCCAAGGCTGAGTATACCCGGCCATGCCTATGACGACGCAGGGCTTACGTTCTATGTCACTGTTATTCCCGGCTTTGTAGACAGTAACCCCGGAATTCCTCAAATGACTGATGATACGATCCAAAATCATACCCTGTTTCTCCTTTGCCACTCATGGTGCAATTTCAAGTTCGTGGCCTGCAATGCCTTGGTTTTGACAAACGGTTCAAGCGCCTTAAGCATAGCCTCCGAGGCATAAGGCAACTTATTTTCAATTTCGACACCTCCATCAGGCAACTTCTTGATTGTCCCGTTTTTCCCATGCCGCGCAATCCATTGAGGCGCACGAGCAGCCCATCCATAAGAAGTATTAATCAGCCACCCTGATTTTGCCTTCCCGATATGCTTGAATACCTTATTCTTATAGTTCTCCGTACTCTTTCTATTGAGCACGACATTCCCAGTAAAGGAGGACACACGACCATTCTTCCGGGCAGAAGTATGAAATTCCGGGCTGTAACTCTGATAAAAGCGCACAACCTGCCCAAAAACATCCGTCGCCACTTCGGCAGCCTTTTGAGGATCTGCCTTTAAAGAAAGCATGCCGGCAACCTGTCTTGCCCTTTTTATGTCTCTTTCCTTTAGTTGGTTGATAAACGATCCAACACCGCGCCCGGCGCGGGAAACGTCCCGGCTGACAGCCCCTTCCCCGGATTTTCTTCCGGAAACCTTTGATTTGCGGTTTTTCCCTAATGGAAGAGTCGCGCTGAAACACATCCCGCTGGCGGTATTGTAGGAAAGCAAAGTGGTGTATAGAGACCCGAAACGCTCTATATTCGTTTTGGCATTTTTGATGGCAAGATCCATGCCTTTCACATCAATCCGAACTTCCAAGTTACTCATACAAATCAACCGATAAAGTTAATACCCTATAAACACAATTACTTGTGACGGCGGTAATCTTGAATTTCATCCCTTCACACTCCACACGCCCCCCAATCTGAAAAGCGTCCCCTGTCTGGATGTGAATGATGCGGTCACGCTGGTTGCAATACCCTCCTTCCTGGCGTTCAATGGTTATGTCCCGGGAATTCATGTACCCCCGGTACGTCTGGCCATTGTAGACAATTTCTGTCTGTGGCAATACCCGGTTAATACTCCGGTGAGCAACGTTGGCAGCCTCTGTGAATCTCATACAAATGGCGGTGCGTTGCACAAAAAACCGCCCCGGACAAATCCGGGACGGTAAACACCAGCATGAATACAAAGAAAATCAACCTTCATCTGACGCAACAGCAGCGGCAACGTATCCTTTCACCTTGTCAGCCTCGAGAATCTTTGCCCCGAACATCAGGCCCAGAGAAGCCCATTCCGCGCGAGTTTTCAAATCAAGCCAAGTGCAAAACAGGATAGAAAGACCAGCAAGACCTTCCACCTGAATGACCTCGGAATGGATATCATCCTTGAAAGCCTCGTCGATCTCCGGAAGGGCGGAACCAACAGCAACCGCACCTCCATCATAGGAAATACCGACTACGTTATCAGCAAAGACGGAGGTCTTGACCTTATGGATGGAATCAAATCCGTAAGCGCCTCCATCAAGCCGGAATTCCGTCGTATTTTCCGGAAGAATAGCTCGGTAATAATCAGGCGCCAGCAAAAGGCGAGGTTCGTCGGATTCTACGTCTCCGCTGAGGTTGATGCACTTACGCTTTGTGAAAGCGTCAGCCGTACCAATAACCTTGGCTCCATCCGCTGTAACAAGGGAAAGTATGCGCTTGTTCAAGTTATTGGCAAACGCCGTAGCGTTCGTTTTTGCCAAATCCGCCAATTTCCACCCATTCCGCTTTTCGGCGGGCGTAATGCGCCAGGGTTGATGGAGTTCAGTAAGTGACAGGGGGATTAAATCCCCTTCATTTTCTTTATCCGTCTGGTAATCAGAAGGGTTTTCAGTAATATTTCCGGCGGCTTTTACATTCTTGAATTTAATCTCAGAAGCATACTCCATTCGGAAATCCTTCTTAAAGTATTCCAGCGGAGCCAGCGCTTTACGCAAAGAAGAAATGACTTCACTGTGAATAACTATCTTGTGAGCATCTGAAAGAGCCATAATTCTAAAAAATGGTTTTAATCGTTAATATTGTTATTGATTACTTGCAAAGTTTTGCCAACTCATCCTTATGAGCAGCATAAAACTTCCTCTGTTCCTCTCCGGAAAGAGCTGAGTACTGCTCCAGGATAGAGGAGTTTTCTTCACCGTCTTCCGGCTTATCCACTACGGCTTTATGTCCCATACCAGCCACCATTTCAGCGGCCTTCTGGCTCGCCTTCGTATCGGCTTCTTCCTCAAGCTGGTTTTTCTTGAGGGCAACGGATGCGTGGAGCTTGACATTCTCCTTTTCCAGGGCTTCAACACGCTCACAAAGAGCTTTAATAGAGGATTGGATTTCTTTAATCCCATCCTTTATTTCTGCCCCAAAAGAGGCAAGCTCTTGTTTGAGCGCATCAACGATATTTTGATCAGACTTGAATAGTGCCATACTTATGGCAAAACCGTTGCGTTTTCATACCACTCCAGGAAAATCGACCCAGGGTATTACATCATCAATCAGGCCTAGGGAAACAGCATCTTCCGCCACAAAAACCTTGCCGGAAAACGCATCCGCAGATAAACCGGGACGTCCTGAAGCCACAAATTCCTGAAACCGCCCGGCGATCTTGTTGCACAAATCCCTGTAATAGGCGATTGCCTCCGTATTCATCGGGGTTTCCGGATGCTTGAAAACAGCATCATCATTCGTGATGGTCAATATTTCCTCACTCTTGGCATTCCACAGGCTGATGACCGTCCCGATACTGCCAACCAGCGCCGTTTCCGTCACGACCACTTGATCACAAGCGGAAGCCAAATAATAGGCGGCAGAGCAGCACATGCCTTTGACATAAGCCACTGTTTCCACTGGCAGAGATTTAATCAATTCTGCTGTTTCATGACAGCCTTGCACGTCACCTCCCGGAGAGTCAAAAATGAAAACAACTTCATCAATGTTCCCGGCAGCACCCTTTATTTCCTTCACGATGGACTGATAATTCGTGCCGCCCAGGACTTCATTCAACGGCACGCCGTCACCGTATAGAGGCCCAATCACGTCAATCACCAAGGATGACCCAATTACCCGCGCTTTTTGGCGTGTCTGGATGAAAAATGAGAAGTCAAAATTCGGATTCCCTGCGGCTTTCGGCTCCAGGCTCTTCCGCTGGCGAATCTTCGCCAGCCATGCAGTTTCTTCACAATATAACGGTTTCATCACATTAAAACTTCCTGATATAATCCGGAGAGATTTCTACTCCAAATTCTGCTTCAGCTTCACGGCGCAACTTCTCCGCAATGGCGGCTTCCCTGGCACGTATTCTCAAATGGTCCTCAACCTGCGTTCCGTTTTCCTCACAGATTTCTGTGAGGTTTTTAATACCGGCATTGTACTCTTTCAATTGGCTGTTGGAGTCGCGGCCCATGTCTACGCTTGGACGCTTGGCGCGGCTGAACATCATGTTCCACCAGCCTTCCGCGTGCGGGATGTCCTCCCGCTGGATACCTACGGCCAAGATATACTGTACAAGCAGTCTGGCAGCATCTTCAAGCAGCGTGGCCCGATCTCGCGTGGTATTGTCAAATTTGGACAGAGACATTCTGTTCCCAACGCCGCTTGAATCCGGATTGACCACGATATCATAGGGCACACCCACCCCGGATAAAACGCCCTTCAGAAGCCGTTCTGAAAAACTCATGTAGTTCGGAGAGGGGCGCTCAATCTTCAGGGAGTCAAGGGAATCTTCAGACTTCAAAAATACAATTTGCTTATCACCAGTATTCCGGATGAGCACCTCCCCATTATTGGACGGTTTGGCATAAGCCTGCGTTATGTCAACTTCTCCCGTTTCGTTCTTTTTTACCAGGGCAATTTGTGACGCAATCTTCATGGCCCCAAGTTCGGCTGTATTGATATCATCAATGTATCGGAATTCCTTGAGGCCATGAGAGAAGAGAGGCTCGCCCCGGCAGGAGGAAAGAAAGTCGTCATCCACGATATGAAGTATTGAGGATGCCGGGATGATTTCACCTCCCCCTGGTTCGTCGCCGTCCAGCCAATAAGCGATTTCACGTCCCATGCGATTGGTTATGACGCCGTGCAGCACGTTCAATCCCTTATATTTTCCAGAGTCAATAAGGCCATTTTTAGGAGAGCAAACACGGTTTGCCCGGATAAATTGCAGTTGAGGAAACCCCGTCTTGCTTTCCGTCAACATTACAAAGCAATCCCCATCAATGTCGATGGCGGTGGAGATCAGATACAGGAGCGAGTGAAAATTCTTTCCGTTCACGCATGCAACTTTGTAAAACGCCTTGATGTACTCGTCATACTTCGCCGCAACTTCCGGATTCTTGCACAGAGATTTGAACAGAAACGCTTTCCCGATAGAGTATTCAGCCTTCATGTTCACGGCGCCTTTCACAACGCCGTTGTTCTTGTACAACAGACGGGACGCGGAAATAAGGTTCTTCCGGGTAAGACTCCCGGAAAGCTGTTCCGGTTCTTTGAGATAATTCGGAAGCCGCTGCAGCCCGTCATCATAACTGCCGCTCTTGTAAATGGGGCGGCTTGAAAACGGCCGGCCGAACTGATCCAAAATCTGGACATTTCCTGCTTTCATCGAAACACTATCCTTGCAACGTTATTCCCTCCTTCAAACCGGCCATGCTCAAGAGAACGAATAGCAATCCCCAAAGCTTCCACCCATAAATCAATAGTCATGGAACCTGGCGCGAACTGGAATGAACTGTCCCCCACGTTCCCTTGAGTGATTTCCTTTCCCTGGTTTTCAATGATATCTTCAACAGCCTTATCCAAAGCTTCTTTCAAACGGGGTATGCGTTCATCAATGTCCACCGCTCCCCAGGCATAAAGAGCTTTTGCAATCCGTAACAT